TAAACCAAAACAAAGAAGATGAGTAAAGAAAAAAAGATATACACATACGGATGTAATGACTGCGAGGAGACATATGAGTTCGAGCACCCACAGACGTACAAAAACTGCACAAAGTGTGAGGAGAGAGGAGAGATTCGACTACGATCAATCGAGGTAATTGATGAGGAGGTCGGAGATGAATAGCTTTCACATCTGCTACATGATAGGCGAGAACCTATGCACTGGCAACACAATACAAGCGTCAAGCTACCGAGACGCACTAAGAAAGTTCGGTAGGAATTGTAACATTATATACATATGCAGGTTATGACACACAACAAATCATTCGCACTGACATTCACCCTGCACGGTGAGAGGTCCTACACAAAGATACATTGCGATGACGACCTAACGGCACTCAACTACTTCAACTTCTTCTTCCCAGAGGCAGTTCTGATAGACATAGAGGAGAGCATTGTACAGATCGTGATCGAGGAGATAAACGAGAACTAACATGATAACATTACTTTCAATAATAGCATTCGGCCTATCGCTCTGGCTGGTACATCTTTCGATGGACAACATACTGAGCATAGCCGTCAGGTCGATAGTTATTCCAATCGGAATGCTTTGTATGTTCGGCTCATGCATCGCATTCTTTTTATCAATCTTAAATTTAATACTATGAAAAATTTAATTCTAATTATGGTGTTGATGTTCAGCACCAACCTGATGTCACAGAAGTTCGACGTGCCAGATGGATTCGAATACACAAAGATAGGTGACTATCTCAGGGTATCGAAGAGTAAGGAAGATGCTATAACTGTGTGCATGAATGTGTACAACTTTTACAATCTAAACACGCTTGATCTTCAGGTGGACAACGAATCAGTTGTACCTGTATTCAGGTCATTTGACTCAAAGAAAAAGAATCATGTTATAGTTCTTTTTGTAATGACCTACAATAATATGTATGACGTTGTTCTGAGGGAGATAAAGGACAAGGACTTCTACTTCTTCACGTACAAGGACTATGACGGATATAGTTATGACCTAATGTACAGGAAACAATGAGGGCCTGGGAAGAATTAGTCAATGACGTAGACAAGTCATTGTACTGGACAGAAGACAGCGACTGGTACCTGGACATGGGTGTCAAGATAGAGAGGTTCCATAAGGACGGACGTATCGAGATCAAGAACGTCATGACCTCTACAGAAAAGTTCGAGGATGTAAATGGAAAATTTTTAAAGGTGTTCGAGACCGAGGGATGGTTCATTGGATGTGTCAAGCTAAACATAGACGTTCATCAGCGTAAACTGATGAGGGCCAATGAGTTGGTGAGGATCTCTATATCCAACGGCAACGAGAGAATGGTAGACATTTTCAAGCAACGCAGAGAAGTAATTCAAAAAAAAATACACAAATACCGTAACTTATTAACAAAAAATGATTAATATTGTAACCCCTAATTTAATTTAATATGCACTGGAGAAATTTAATGAAAGACAACAAGTACCTCGGCTCATGGGACTTAGAGGTCAATGGAAAGTATGAGCCCAAGCTGGTAACCATCAAAAAGATATACCAGGACGTCTTCGTAGGCGAGATGGGTAAGGAGGATAAGGTCTTCCTTATTATGAATGAGTTCGACAAGCCGATGGTTTGCAACCGATCAAACTTCAAGAGGTTAGAAAAGTTCTTTGGAACATTCGACTACAACGAGTACATCGGTAAGCAGATCGTCCTTAACACCGAGAAGGTCAAGTCACCTGCAGGAATGGTGGACGCACTTCGTTTCAGCACCAGGCCCCTGCCCAAGAAGAGTAAGAAGGTTCTTACTGACGACCAGATGGAGAAGGCGACTGAGTCTGTATCAAACGGACGGTCAACACTGGCAAAGATATCTGCCGTGTACGAACTGAGTGATTCACAAACTAAAACCCTGAAGGATGCTGAGAGTAAGAGCAAGTAATTGTGCGGCCCTATTCACGGGCACTGACGGCCTCACTGAAAAGCAGATGGAGGCACTTTATGTATTGATAAACAAGGTCAAGCTTACAGACAATCAGGCGGCCAAGCGTGATGAGCTGATAGCCAAGCGTGACGCACCCATCACACTGGGTATCGGTGCAAGGACACTGATCGAGGAGTCAATCGATGAGCTGGTGTACGAGTACAAGACCTCGTTCAGCACCAGGGAGATGACCAAGGGTACAGATGTTGAGGACGAGAGTATAGAGATATACAACCGAATCTTCTTCACGGACTACCGTAAGATGGAGGAGTTTGACGATCATTTCTCGCTCAATTTTCTATTCGCATCAGGTCATCCTGACATTGTTGATTGTGAAAGACTTAAGGTGATAGACATTAAGTCAGCTGGTCAAAGAAGACGTTTCCAAAACGTCCACCAAACAATCCAGCATACGAATGGCAGGTAAAAATGTACCTGTACATGCTGAGTAAGAAGACTGGTAAGCACTGGGGTGATGGTGAGATTGCGTATGTACTCACGACCACTCCTGAGGAATTAATGCCTGAGCATGAGGACGATAGTCTGCATTATATGGACGGACTGAATGACCACCTTAGGGCAACCGTGGTGAAGATACAGCTGACCGAGGATGACATCAAGCACATGGATGCGAGGATGTTTGCGGCAGAGATGTATGGAAAGGAATATGTAAAATTTTTAACAACCAAAAACAAATAGAATGAGTAATCAATTTAAAATGACAGGTGTCGTAGAAAAGATCTTTGACACGGAACACGTAAGTGAAAAGTTTAAGAAGAGAACGTTTGTACTGAACGATCAGGCAGACAAGTACCCACAAACCATATCGTTCCAGACGGTGCAGGACAAGACAAGCCTACTAGACTCTATGATAGAGGGACAGGAGGTAGAGGTATCGTTCAACCTTAGGGGGCGTGAATGGACCAGTCCTGATGGCGTAGTGAAGTACTTCAACACACTAGAGGCATGGAGAATAGAGGGATCCTCTGAACCAGCTCCACAGCCAGTTACAACTGAAGAGAAGGACGGAGACCTTCCGTTCTAAGCATTGTGTGTTCATGATGAAAGCAGTTAGGGTTCTGCTGGTTAGCTGACCATACTCAGTAAAAACCTATAACACCGACTGTATGGTGGTCGGTGTTTCTTTAACCAACTTAATTTAATCATATGGAATACCACACGACACGTACAGATAATCTTGACAAGAGAGACAAGGTGATAGAGACCTTGAAGGACCACTACGACGATAGGAGTAGGAAGGGTATCATCAAGTACGACACCACACTACATGACAATAATGACGATGACTTCCTTGTGCATCTGCTAGAGGAGTTGATGGATGCCACGGCATATATTACTAAACTTCTAATGCAGAGAAAGGATGATAACGTACTTTAAGACAATAAACGACACAGACAAGCCCTACCATATAGACATAGATAGGGCGATAGATCGGATCCGTGACGGATCTTCAAAGGACTTGATAGGTAGGGTTAGGTTAGAGGGAGATAAGGATAGCAGGAATAAGTTAAAGAAACAACTGCCTGCTATCTGCTTCTCTGGAACCTTTTCCGACAGGCGTGACATCTCTATCATAGAGCACAGCGGAATCATGTGCCTGGACTTCGATGGGTTCAGGGACGAGCAGCACCTACACTCAAAGAGGGTGGAGCTGATGCAGGATGAGTTCACGTACTGCCTATTCACATCTCCATCTGGTGATGGACTTAAGACACTGGTTCGTATACCCAAGGACGCAAAGAATCACAAGAAGTACTTCAAGTCACTTGAGAAGTATTACGCATGCGATGAGTTCGACACCTCGTGCAAGAACATATCGAGGGTATGCTACGAGAGCTATGATCCTGACGTGTATACAAACGAGCTATCATCCGTATGGAATGACATGGAGAAGGAGACAGAGTTTGTAACACCTTCCAAGGCAACCATAAAGATATCAGACAGCAACGAGATCATACGCAGGCTCTCACTATGGTGGGACAAGAAGTATGGAATGGTCCAGGGACAGAAGAACAACAACCTGTTCATCCTGGCATCAGCACTCAATGAGTTTGGTGTCAATCAGGACGAGGCATTTACTGCGCTTAACTCATACGACTCAACTGGAGATAAGTCTTCAGAGATCATGGCTATAGTACGCAGTGCTTACAAGAACATGTCTGGACACAACACTAAGTTCTACGAGGACGTAGACAAGACATCGTCCATAGCCAGAGACATAAAGATGGGCGTACCTATTGCTGAGATCAAGGACAGCAACAAGGACGTCGATGTCGATGAGGTCGCTAAGACCGTAGACTTCAACGAGTTTTGGATAAAGAACAGCAAGGGCAAGGTAGACCTTGTTCCCCACCTGTTCAGACTATACTTGCAGGAAAATGGTTTCTACAAGTACTACCCAGTGGGTAGTAATAACTTTGTATTCGTCAGGGTGATTGACAACACCATATCTGACGTTAACGAGGAGATGATAAAGGACTTCGTACTTGACTTCCTTCTAGGCATCGACGANATGTCGGTGTACAACTTCTTCGCACTGAATACAAAATTTTTTCAGGAGACATTTCTAAACTATGTCTCNAGGATAGATCCAGACTTCATGGTGGACAACACGGATGAGGCTTATCTATACTACCTTAACTGTGCCGTAAAGGTCACAAGGGATAGCGTAGAAACCATTTCTTATAAGAACCTCAAGGGGCATGTATGGGAGAAGCAGAAGATAGACAGGGACTTTATCAAGTCTGATTTCAAGGACTCAGAGTTCAGGTACTTCATAAAGAACATATCTGGAGACAGGTCCGACAGCACTAGGTCTATGGAGAGCACGCTTGGATACCTCATGCACTCACATAAGCCAGCAAGTTATTGCCCTGCTGTTATACTAAATGATGAGATAATATCTGACCATCCTGAGGGTGGTACTGGTAAGGGTATCTTTGTCAAGTCAATAAGCCACATCAAGAAGATGGTTATAATTGACGGCAAGGGATTCTCATTCCAGAAGTCTTTCCCATACCAGAGGGTGCAGGTAGACACACAGACTCTTGTCTTTGATGACGTCGCAAAGAACTTTGACTTCGAGAGACTTTTCTCTGTAATAACGGAGGGTATAACTCTTGAGAAGAAGAACAAGGACGAGATCCATATACCATTCGAGTACTCTCCAAAGATTGTAATAACTACAAACTATGCGATAAGNGGTGCTGGTAACAGCTTCGAGAGGCGTAAGTGGGACCTTGAGTTCAAGCAGTACTACACAAAGAGTTTCACACCTGAGAGCGACTTCGGTCACATGCTATTCAGCGAGTGGAATGAGTCTGAGTGGTCAAAGTTTGACAACTACATGATCGACAACCTTCAGCTATATCTTAAGAGTGGTCTTGTTGTATGCGAGTTTAAGAACCTAAAGGCTAGGAACTTTATTGCTGAGACAAACTCAGACTTCTGGGAGTGGGCTGACGCAAAGGACAACTACTACACCAACAAGGGATCTGCAAGCCTGGGTATGGATCTTTACAACAACTTTACTCAGGAGTATCCAGACTATGGGCCTTATGGAAAGTTTAAACTTTCTCATAGCAGGTTCTACAAATGGTTGGATAGCTTTGGTAAGTTTAAGTACGACACCAAGCCGATTATTACCAGGAATGCAACTGGTAAGATGATAGAATTTATAGAAACTGAGCCTGAACAGGTGAAACTAAACTTTTAAGATATGAGACTACGTGACTACCAGGTTGACATATCCAGGAGGGGTGTCGACATACTGAACAGACTCAATATGGTTTGCCTTGCGATGGAGGTACGCCTCGGTAAGACCTTCACATCCTTAGAGATATGTAGGCTTGCTGGGGCTACCAAGGTTTTGTTCTTGACAAAGAAGAAGGCCATATCATCCATACAGTCCGACTACGACACGATGGATCCAGGGTTTGATATAACGATTATAAACTATGAGTCTATACATAAGATTAAGGATGTGATGTTTGACGTGGTTGTGTGCGATGAGTCACACACCATGTCTGCATTCCCTAAGCCAAGCATAAGGACACGTCAGATAAGAAAGATGCTGTCCATAAACAATGCGAAGATTATACTCATGACTGGGACACTGACGCCTGAGTCTTACAGCCAGATATATCATCAGTTCTATGTACACCCAGACAATCCGTTCAGGAACTATAAGAACTTTTATGCATGGTCTCATGACTATGTAAATGTCTGGCAGAGAAAGATAAATAGCTTCATGGTAAATGACTATTCTCGTGGTATCGAGGACAAGATCATGGGTGCGGTTGCACCATACGTGATATCATTCACGCAGAAGGAGGCTGGATTCTCTACAGACATAGAGGAGGAGATCCTGTATGTCAAGATGCAGGACAGGACGTACCAGATATGTGACAAGCTTTCTAGGGATCTAGTTGTGGAGGGAAGCGAGGAGGTAATCCTTGGTGACACTCCTGCTAAGTTGATGCAAAAATTACATCAGCTATATAGCGGCACCGTTAAATTTGAATCAGGAAATAGTATGGCCATTGACAGAACAAAGGCTATATTTGTCAGGGACAAGTTTAAGGGGACTAAGATCGGTATATTTTACAAGTTTAAGGAGGAGCTAAAGGTGCTTCAGTCTGTATTTGGTGATAACCTCACTACAGACCTTGATGAGTTCAATTCAACCGACAAGTCAATCGCACTTCAGATCGTGTCTGGGCGTGAGGGTATATCGCTACGTAATGCTGCACACCTTGTCTTCTATAACATAGACTTCTCTGCAGTCAGTTACTGGCAGGCCAGGGATAGGATGACGACGATGGAGAGGACATTTAACAAGGTGTACTGGATATTTAGTGAGGGTGGTATAGAGGACAAGATATACACAGCGGTCAAGAAGAAGAAGAGTTATACTGTTAATATATTTAAAAAAGATTATGACGATAGAACAAATTGAAAAAAGATTAATGGATCTTAAAGAAAAACTGGCAGGTATAAATATTAAGCTTTGCGAGCTTAATAGCACTAAGTCAGCTGTAAAGGCAAGCATTGAGTTGTACGAGGATAAGCTAATGAATCAATTAGAGCTGGACTTTGATGATTGTGAATAACATATAACTACTTATATGACTGAACAAAAGATACAGGCTAAGTTGATAAAGCAGTTGGAGTCGGATGGCTATTACGTTGTAAAGCTGTCCGTCACCAACAAGCCAGGGATACCTGATCTTATTGCGATACCTAAGGACTCAGACGCTGAGTTCTATGAGGTCAA